TGGTGCTATGAAGGCCAATGAGGATTACTCTGGTGCAGCATCCGAAAACCTAAACAATGTCGTAGCTGCTAGAACATCAGCAGGAGTAACCACAGTATTTGCTGGTGGTGCTACAAAACTGTTTAAGCTAGACACATCAGACTTGTCATTGGATTCTGTAGTTAAGGCCAGCAGAACAATTACCAATGTAGTCAGAACAACTAATGTAGTAACTATTACAACATCAGCAGCTCATGGATATTCTGTAGGCGATTCTGTAACAGTTACTGCAACAAGCAGCACAGGTGTTAATGGAACAGCAACCATAGCGACAGTTCCAACAACCACTACATTTACCTACACAAAGAATGGTGCAGACATTTCAACAACTGCTGATACAGGCACAGTAACCTTTTTATATACAACACCATCGAATCAGAGGTGGAGATTTACCCAATTTGGGAATGTCTTAATTGCAGCTAATGGTGGCAATAAACTGCAAGGTTACAATGTAAACACTAGTTCTACATTCCAAGACCTAGCATCCGATGCACCAGAAGCAAGGTATGTAACAGTAGTTCGAGACTTTGTGGTCTCAGGCTATATCAACAGTTCTACTGTATATCCAAGCCGAGTTCAATGGTCAGCATTAGGTGATGAGTCATCTTGGGCTAATTCAGCCACTACACAAGCAGATTATCAAGATATTCCTGATGGTGGTTCTGTAGTCGGCATTACTGGTGGTGAGTTTGGCCTAGTATTTATGGATCGGTCAATCCATCGGATGAGCTATATTGGTAGCCCATTAGTATTCCAGTTCGATAATATTAGTCGAAATCAGGGATGCTATGAGGCAAACTCCATTATTCAGTATGGTGGCACATCCTTCTTCTTATCTGATGATGGCTTCTATGCTTGTGATGGTCAGCAGATATTGCCAATTGGTAATGAAAAGGTCAATCGCTACTTTTTTGATGATGTAGATGAAGGCTCATTAGGCCTTATGTCAGCAGCAGTAGATCCTGCAAGAAAGTTAGTGATCTGGGCTTATGCTTCTCAAGCATCGGCAACTGTAGATAAACTGCTTATCTACAATTACCAGACAAATAAATGGACTAGTGGCACTACTACTGCAAGCCGAATTGCATCATCTTCTACACCATCCTTTGACTTAGAAGGCATGGATGTCTTTGGCAACCTAGAGCAGATTGACTCTAGCTTTGATAGCCGAGTTTGGCTTGGTGGAAAGATGCAGTTTGCTGGTGTAAGAGATACCAAAATCGTAACCTTCTCTGGTGCAGACAACACAGCCTATATTGAGACAGGCGATATTGAGATGCCTGGCACAACCTCTGCAATTACATTGGCTAAACCAATTGTAGATGGTGGCTCTGGATCGGTAGCCTTATTCTCTAGAAGGCTTCTTAGCGATCAGGTGGTATTTGGCTCTCAGACAGCAGCAGATAGCGAAAATAGGGTGTCAATTCGAGGTGTTGGTCGCTATCATCGTCTACAATTAACACCTACAGGAGCATGGAAGAATGCTGTCGGTTTAGATGTAGAAATGAACCCATTAGGAACTAGATAATGTATCGAGTTTTGCCTCCATTTGGAGCAGATCAAAGGGGTGTAGCCGAGATAATCAATGGGATTATGAATGGCAAAACCAACAATACAGGGTCGGTAACTTTAGCGACAGGTGGAGCTTCTACAACAACCATTACAGATGCTCGGATTGGTGCAGATTCTGTCATTTTGTTGATGGCTACAGATGATGTATCAGCTACTGCTTATTATCCATATCTAGCAGTTCAAGACGATACAGATCAGGCAGCGACAACAACGACAGCCGAAAACATTATGGCTTTCTCTACAACAGACTATGCTTTAGGTGCTAGTCTTGTAGATAACACAAAGTTAAAAGTAGATTACTCAGGACTGTATAACATCCAGTTTTCAGCACAGCTAATCAATACGACTAACGATGTGCAAGAGGTTAGTATTTGGTTTAAAAAGAATGGCACAAATGTAGCAAGCAGTAATAGTGAATTTGGTGTGCCACAAAGAAAATCATCAGGGACAGCAAGCCGATTGATTGCAGCACTAAACTTCTTTATTGCATTGCAAAAAGATGATTATGTGCAGTTAGCATGGAGACCAAGCGACATCGGTGTCAGCATTGAGCATTTTGCAACACAAACAATACCAGATCGACCTGCAACACCAAGCATCATAGCAACAGTTAGTTATCTGTCATCGAATGGATACACAAGCAATATCTTTACAAAACCTTATATTTCAGCAGTAACCAATGGAAGTGCCACTATTAGCCATCCAGCTAATACAGTATCAGGCATGACTTATAAATACATCATCGTAGGATAAAGGAATAATTATGTGTGGTGGAGCCTTCCCAATACAAACAATCGGAACATTAGTTGGAGATATAACCAAAGAAAATGCTCCTGGAGGTCAAGCTGGAACACCAAATCCATATGGATTTACTGCTCCGACTGGTGCAGCAGGAACGGCATTAGAAAACTGGTATAACCCAAGAACAGGTCAAGAATGGACTGCAAGTTCTGGCGGCTACACTCCTCCATCTGCTGATTGGTATAGAGTAACTGGTTTAGATAGAAGCCAATATCCTACTGCATATAGTCAGCCTCCAAGAGCAGATACAGGATATACACCAGTTCCTACAAATGCTCCTCGGTTTTTACCTAGTGCTCCAATTGAGCCTGGAACTCCATCTGCCAATGCATCTCAAATTGATGCATCTATTCGACCATTCCTTACAGAAGGTTTACGACAAGCACAAGAAATATTTTTAAGACAACAACCTTCTATGTTTCCTGGTCAGACTTATGTAAGTCCATCAGAGCAAACAATGCAAGCATTGCAACAACAAGAAAATATAGCTAGAGCTCCATCAGTTCCTTTAGATGTTGCTCAAGGTGCTTATTTGCAATCTCTTGGTGGTTTAAGCCAAACAGCAGCAGGTGGATTCTTACAAGGCAATCCATATCAAGCAGCAATGATGGAAGCTGCTACAAGGCCATTGACACAGCAATTTAGCCAAACAGTATTACCAGGCATTTCTAGCCTTTACAGCCGATCTGGTCGATTAGGTTCTGGTGCTATGGAAAGAGCATTAGGCACAGCATCAGAGCAGTATGGTCGAGCATTAGGAGACATTACAGCCAATATTGCAGGAACACAATACCAACAAGAAAGAGGATTGCAACAGCAAGCAGCATTGCAATTGGCAAACCTTGCACAAGCTGCACCACAGATTTATGGTCAGCAATTCTTGCCATCGCAGACATTGGCACAAGTCGGTGCTCAGAGAGAGGCAATTGCAGCACAACCTCTACAAGAGCAGATGACTCGGTATGCTTACGAACAGAGACTTCCTTACGAACAATTGTCTGGCTATCTATCGTCTGTTTATGGATCTCCTCTTGGATCATTTGGAACTCCTGCTCCACAGCCACAATATTCACCAAATAGAACTGTTGGTGCATTAGGTGGTGCATTAGCTGGTGGTTTAGGTGGCTATGCTTTAGGTCAAGCATTCCCATCATTAGGATTTGGTGGTGGATATGGATTGCCTGCTTTAGGTGCTATCGGTGGTGGATTATTAGGAGGAGGATTCTTCTGATAATCGAAAAACTCCAATCAAATCGCTTTGATGAGTTTGTTAATTTGGTTACTAAGATGGTAGCCGAAGCAGAGTTTTGTTATGCAAATGTAGATAAAAATAAAATACTACAAATACATAATAATAAAAATGCAGTCATTATAATTGCTATAGAAAACAATACTATAGTTGGATTTATTTCTGGATTTGCCCATGAATATTTTTTTAGTAATAGATTAAGAGTTAGTGATTTAGGATTTTATGTAAAGCCTGAATATAGAGGATCAAGAGTTTCACTAAAATTATTAAAAGAATTAGAAAATTGGGCTAAAAATTTAGGTATAGAAGATTTACATTTAGGTCAAACTACAGCAATAAATATGGATAAAACCAGACAGTTTTATGAAAGATTAGGTTATAAAACTGTTGGCTTTAATACAGTCAAACATCTAAAGGAATAATTATGTGTGGTGGCGGTGGAATAGTATCTGCAATTACAGATCCAATCTCTAGTGCATTAGGCACAGATGGTGGTGGAGGTGGAATCTTAGGTGCTGTAGAAGATGTAGGACAAGCCATTGGTGGCGGTCTTGCAGATGTAGATAAGTTTGTAAATAGAGAAATTCCTGGTGGATGGGTAACAGTAGGTGCAGCATCAGTTCCATTTTTAGCACCAGAAATTGCAGCTCTAGCAGCACCAGAGGCAGCTTTTGTAGGTGCTACAGAAACAGGATTAGCTACTCTTGCTGGAGAAGGTGCTTTAGCAGACACAATAGGAGCAACATTACTTGCTGGTGGAGCAGAAGCAGCAGCAGCAGAAGCAATTGCACAAGCACTTCCATATACAGAAGCATTTGATGCAATCAACCTGATTAACCAAGGTTTAACACCAACACAAGTAGCACAAAATCTACAGATTACTGCTGGCATTGATGCAATGGTAGCTCAAGATATGGCTCAATTAGCTGCACAAGGATTGAGTCCAGAAGCAATCATGCAGACACTATCTTATTCTTATACTCCTGCTGAATTGGCAGGAACAGGGATAGAGTCAAAAGCATTAGGCCTGCCAAGCAAAGGCTTAACAGCAGGACAGGCATTGCAAGGTGCTAGATTGGCTAGTGGTTTATTAAGCGGTCAGCAACAACAGCCACAACAACAACCACAGCAGATGATGATTGGTGGCAGACAAACCAATCCTTATGGTGGTGTAGATTACTCTGGATTGTTAAATCTATTACAACCAAGAATGGCAGCAAGAAATCCAAATTCTTTACTAGGATAAATTATGGCAATTGATCTATCAGCTATATTCGGTCAGCAACCAGACTATTCTGCATTTATTAGTCCTGCTGAACAACAAAGAATGCAATCTAATGCATCGCAACAAGCATTACTTAATTCTGCTATTGCTTTATTGGCTAGATCTGGAACTCAAAGATCACCTATAAGCACACAAGAGGCTTTGGCTGGTGCTTTGGCAGCAGGATCAGAAGGCTATAACCAATCATTTGATCGCACTCTAAAGCAGATGGTTACTGGTATGCAATTGGCTGAGTTCAAGAAAAAACAAGATGCTCAAAAAAGATACCAAGAACTATTAAAAACAGCAGAAGCACCACAACAAATTCCAATGGCTACAGGCAAAGGGTCTCAATTGGAGATGCTGTCTCGGCCTGAGTTTGGTGGTGATATGGCTGTTCCTGAGACTGTTTCAGCATTAAAAGCAAACCTACCAAAAACAATTGATCCTGTAAAAGCAAATGCAGCAGCATTGCAGTTCTTGGCAGAAACAGATCCTGCTAAATATGCAGAATTAACTGCAAAACAAGATACATTGCCAGGAGACATTAAATCTGCTCTTGCCTATATGAATTTAACACCAGAGCAAAAACAGGCATATGAAACAATCCAAAACATTAAATCGCCTAAAACAATACTAGATATGACAGGCGGTCAAAAAGGTTTTGAGAATGAAATGAAGCTCCGAGGTGAGTTTAAGTCTGAGCCTGTATACAAAGCATTTAATGAGATGCAGTCTGCTTATGGTCAGATTACTGATTCTCTCAAGAAAAATAGTCCAGCAGGAGACTTGGCTGGTGCTACTAAATTTATGAAATTGCTTGATCCTGGTTCTGTTGTTCGAGAGTCAGAATTGGCAATGGCTATGTCTGCTACTGGTCTATTAGATCGAGCAACAAACTATGCTGAAATGGTTATTAAAGGCACAAAGCTAACAGAAGCACAGAGAAAAGACTTCCAAGATTTAGCAGATAAGCTATATACAACAGCAGCTACAACTTATAATCAAAAGAGAAATGAGTTTGTTACTCAAGGTTCTCAGTATGGCCTAAATGCTGAAAGAGCATTGGGTGCTCCAGCTAAATTGCCTAAGAAAACAATTACTGTGGATTATTAAAAAATGACATATTCCATCACTACAAAAGATGGCATTACGATCAACAATATTCCAGATACTGTTGATCCAAATTCTGATGAGCTAAAGGCTAGAGTAGCAAGAATTAGAGCTCAACAAGAAATGCCAACACCACAGGCAGAGCCAGCAGAAACAAAATCTGCTATGCCTACAGGCCAAGATGTTGCAAGGCAATTAGGCTTGACTGCTAGGGCTGGTATTACAGGTGCAGCAGGATTGCCATTATTAGCTGGTGATGCACTAAATACTTTAATTAACCTAATTACTGGTGGTGTGAGTCGAGTAACTGGTGCAGAGATTCCTCAACTACAAATGCCTAGCCAAGTTACACAAAGGGCTATGACACAAGTAGGATTGCCACAACCAGAGACAAAGAGTGAGAAAGTAGCACAAGATGTGGCATCTGCTGTTGCTGGTGTTGGAGCTCCTGCTGCATTGATTCAAAGAGGCTTACAAGCTGGAAGAACAGCAGTTTCTCAACCATCTGCATTGGAGAAATTCTTTGTTGAGGGTTTACCCTTACAAACTGCTGGTGCTGTTGGTGGTGCTGGTGCATCTGCTGCTGGTAGAGAATATGCAGATGTCGGTGCTGGAGGCCAATTAGGATTGGCAATGCTTGGTGGCATGGTAGCACCTGGTGCAACATCTACAGCTATTCCTGCTGCTGGTCGAGCAGTTCGAGAGACAGTCCGACCATTTACAGAAGCAGGTAGAGAGGTTATTGCAGGCAATGTATTGCGACAGTTATCAAATGCACCAGAAACAGCAGTTACAAGGATGCAAGATTTCCAGCCTGCTATTCCTGGTTACAGGCCAACCACAGCACAAGCAAGCCGAGATGTTGGCCTAATCTCAGCAGAAACACCAATCCGAGCATTGGATGTTACAGGCAAATTTGCAGCACAAGCATCAGAGGCCAACAAAGCAAGAATGGCTATTTTAGATCGTTTAGCTAAAGATCAAGATGCTGTTACATCTGCTATTGCCAAGAGAGAAGAAGTTACTGCTCCATTAAGAGAGTCGGCATTTGCTGCATCTACACAAACTCCAGAGCAAATTCAATCGGCAATTACATTGGTAGTAAATAAACAGATTGATGATATTTTGGCATCTCCTGCTGGTAAAAGATCAACAGTTATCAATGCAATGAACTTTGCTAAAAACTCAGTCAATCGAGCAGATTCTGTCCAAGCTCTTTATGAGGTTCGCAAAGACCTAAGAGCAGCAGCACAAGGATTGCTAGATAAAGAAGGATCTGCCTATAGCCAAGCAAAAGGCCAGCTAGAAACTGTTATTCGGACTGTAGACGATGTTATTGATTCATCTGCTCCTGGCTACAAAGACTATTTAAAGGCTTATTCTCAGTCAAGCAAAGGCATTGAAAAACTAGAGGCAGCCCAAACATTCAGGGGTAAGGTATTGTCTACAATTCCTGATCCAATCAATGTTGGTCAGTTTATGATCTCTCAGCCTAACTTTACTAGGGCTATCCGAGCAGCAGCCAAAGAAACAGATCTATCGCCAATGCAAGTCAAAGTATTAGAAAGAGTCGGCAAAGATATAGATTCTGGTGTCCTTAATCGGTCTGGCAGAGTGCCAGGATCAGATACATTTAAGAATCTATCTACAGCCAATGTCATCGGTGGAATCATCGGCAAACAGATGTTTGGAGAAGTTCCAGCAGCAGCAAACAAGGTGGTAGCACCACTAAACTGGCTCTACAATGGCACAGATGACCAGATTAGGGAATTATTGGTGGATGCAATGCTAGATCCTAAATTAGCTGCAAAACTTATGACAAAAGCAACAACCACAAATATTGAGCCACTAAGCAAAGAATTACAAAGAAAAGCACTAAATCTTGGATATGGTGCTGCATTTGGAATAACAGAGTAAAAGGAAAATCATGGCATATACAAAGTATTCTCTAACCCCTGCAAATAACAATGCAACTCCTCCAGATGGAGCTCCAGAGGGGATGCTCCCATCGGCTGTCAATGACACCATGAGAGATATGATGGCTCAGATCCGAGATGTCGGAGATGGCATTCGAGATGGCACATATACCATGACTGCTGCCAAGATTACTGGTGGCACTATTACTGGTGCAACAATCAATAATTCTGCTATTGGTGGCACTACAGCAGCAGCAGGTGCATTTACTACTTTATCTGCTACAGGTGCAACAACATTTAGTGGTGCAACAGTAGTCTCTGGAAGTCTAACAGCTAATACTTTTTCTAGCTCTGGTGCAACTATTACTGGTGGCACAATCAATGGCACATCCATTGGTGCTACAACAGCATCTACAGGTAAGTTTACAGCAGTTACAAACTCAGCATTAACATCTGGTCGAGTAACTTATGCTGGAACAAGTGGAGTTCTACAAGACGATGCCGACTTCACCTTTAATGGCACTACAGTAACAATGGCGAATGATGCCTCTATCTCAGGTCTTACTGTTGGTAAGGGTGGTGGTGCTGTATCAACTAATACTGTTGTTGGTTATCAAGCCCAAAACACTTCAACTAGTGGAACTGCTAATACAGAAATTGGTTATCAAGCTGGCTATGCTGGAACTTCGGCTGGCGCAAATACTCTTGTAGGTTATAGAACTGGGTATGCTTTAACTAGTGGTGGTGATAGCACTTTTATTGGTTATCAAGCTGGTTTAAGCGCAACAACTTCAGCAGATAATACTGCTTTAGGTAGTTCTGCATTAAGAGATACAACTACAGGTGCTTCAAATGTTGCTGTTGGAAGATTGGCTTTAGCACAAAACACAACCGCATCTAATAACACAGCAGTAGGTTATCAAGCTGGATATAGTAATACTACTGGTACACAAAATTTGTTTGTAGGCAGGCAGGCTGGTTATTCTTGCACTACTGTTAATAGCAATACTTTTGTTGGTGATTTTTCAGGTTATTCAACTACTGGAAGGGCAAATACATTTTTAGGTCAAGGCGCAGGAAACGCAGTAACAAGTGGATTTAAAAATACTATTATTGGTGTTTACGATGGAAATACAGGCGGTCTAGACATCCGCACAGCAAGTAACTATATTGTGCTGAGTGATGGGGATGGGAATCCTAGAGTTGTTATAGAAGGCGATGGTGATTTTTTACTTGGGCAAACAGCAAGGTCAACTGCAACTGTTGGATTTTCAGTTATTACTACTGGTGGTGACCAAGGGCAAACAAGCATAACGACCAGTGCTACAGAAGTAATGAACATTAACAGAAATACTAGTGATGGTGATTTAATTCGCTTTAGACAAGATAATACTGTTGAAGGTTCTATTTCTGTATCAGGAACGACAGTTTCTTACAATGGTGGTCACTTATCTCGTTGGTCACAATGGCAAAATCAAACTGGCAAACCTGAAGTTTATCGTGGCACAGTATTGGAATCCACCAATGATATGTGCGAATGGGAGCAAGCCAACGAACAAGCTACTAAAACAATAGTATCAACTACTGCAAAATCTAAAGCTGTTGCTGGTGTGTTTGATATGTACGACACCGATGATGAAGATAATCCATACGATTTTTATGTCGCACAATCAGGTGACTTTGTAATTCGTATTGCACAAGGTGTAGTAGTAGAAAATGGCGATTTGCTTGAATCTGCTGGTGATGGTACTGCAAGACCTCAAACAGATGATATTTGCCGTAGTTCTACTATTGCTAAAGTAACAAGTAATTATGTTTCTACAACTTATACAGATGGTTCGTATTGCGTACCATGTATTTTAATGATTGGCTAAAGGAGAATTAAATGACTGATATTCAAGAAATCACCGCAGAAGAAATTGCTCGCCATTATTTGGCATAATGCTCTACATTTACGAACATATCCGACCAGACACCAACATGGTTTTCTATGTTGGCAAAGGCACTTATCAGCGTATGCACTCAAAGCATCGCAGAAATGCCCATTGGAATAATATTGTTCGTAAAGCTGGTGGTTTTACTGTTCGTCAGGTTGTGTGCCATAAGGATGAAGAACTTATATTTTTGGCAGAGCAAGAACGCATTGACCAATTAAAGCGGTTAGGAATTAAGTTAGCCAATAAAACAGATGGCGGTGAAGGACCAAGCGGTTATCGCCATTCTGATGAAGCAAAGCAAAAGATTGCAGAAGCTCAAATGGGCGAAAAGCATTGGACTAATGGTTATGTATTTACTGAAGAACATCGCCAAAAGATGCGAATTGCAAGGTCTAAACTTGTTTTTACTCCTGAAATCCGCAAGAAAATATCAGATGCTGGCAAAGGAGTGCCAAATAGTCCTGAGCATAGAGCTAATATTTCAAAAGCCAAACAAGGTGGCAAGCATCACATGGCAAACATGATTGAGTTTGATGGCAAAGTGTTTGATTGTGCTAAAGATTTGTCTGCATATACTGGTGTTAATTACTCAACAATTCGCACTAGAATTAGGTTATATCCTGAGAAGTTTGGATATAAAGTTCTTGGTTATACAAAAGATTTGAAAGGAAAATAAATGGAAAATGTAAATATTGAAAAGCCAACTGCTGAAGAAATAGCAAGGCATCTAAGTGCCGCTATGGACAGCGTAAACCTCATCAATGCTGGCAAGCCTGAAGATATGGCTGACGATGAATGGGCTGATACTGTTGCTCGGAATAAAGAGCATCTCAAGATTATGCTGGCTAAAGACTTTTGGACTACAGAAGATTTAGCACCACTACAGGCGGCGGCACAATAGTTTTTTAACCACCAAGGAGAATGACATGGGCGATAAACAAAAAAACCCCATTACCATTGATAATGTAGAGTATGACTTTGCTGATCTAACACCAGAGCAACAAGTCCTATTCCAACATTGTGTAGATTTAGATCGCAAGATCAACAATACTGCATTTGCTTTAGACCAATTGAAAGTAGGAAAGGATGCTTTCTTTGGTATGCTAAAAGCAAGTCTAGAGAAAAAAGAGGATTAAATGAACTTCACTATTGTATGGATCATGGACAAATTAGGGTTTATACCTAAAGAAAAAGATCCAATTTGCAAAAAAGTCGCAACTAAAAAGAAACCTACTGCAAAAAAGTCGATTGGTAAGCGGAGGTTAGGATGAGTGATGACTTTTTAGATCCATACAAATATGGAAAGCTGGTAGCCCAATTTGAGACAATGGAGAAAAAAGTAGATGTCATGGAAGCAGACATCAAAAAGCTAGTAGCAATGGCTGAAAGATCCAAAGGCTCACTCTGGGCTATTATGGGAGCTGCCTCTGTCTTTGGTGGATTTGCAACCTGGTTAGCAGAATTGGTATTTAAAAAATGATAACTTTAGTTTCTACTCTTTTATCTTTCCTTGCAGGCGGTTTGCCTAAGTTCTTGGACTTCTTCCAAGATAGGTCAGACAAGAAGCATGAGTTAGAAATGGCTCGACTACAGACAGAGAGGGAACTACAGCTATCAAAAGAAGGTTATCTGGCTCAAGCTAGGGTGGAGGAGATCCGAACAGACCAAATAGAAATCGGAGCTCTGAGAGACGAAAAGATTGCTCTCTATCAGCATGATACCGATCTAGCTAAAGGTGCAGATAAATGGGTTATCAATGCTAGAGCAATGGTTAGGCCTGCTGTTACCTATGGAATGTTCTTTATCTTCTTGTTTGTAGAAGTAGCAGGATTCTGGTATGCCTGGCATCATTCTGTGCCATTCAATGAAGCCTTAGACATTCTTTGGTCAGAAGAAACTATTACGATCTGGTCATCCATTATTGCTTTTTGGTTTGGCAGCCAAGCATTTAGTAAGCGGTGAAAGTAAGCGAATCAGGGTTATCCCTAATAAAGAAGCATGAGGGATGCCGATTAGAACCCTATAAAGACCCAATAGGACTATATACTGTAGGATATGGGCATCTTATAGGCGATGGTAAAACTCTGCCTATAGAGTGGTTTAGGCGGTTTACAAAGGAAGAAGTAAATGAGCTTCTTAAAAAAGATGTTGAGAGATTTGAAAGAGGGGTATTACGACTATGCCCTAATCATCTTACTCAGCATCGGTTTGATGCACTTGTGTCATTCGCTTTCAACCTTGGTCTTGGAAACCTACAGG